CATTTATTTAAGATTTTTCGTTCATTTCTACTTGCTGAGCTTCTTGAGCTGCTGCTTGTATTATTTGAGGATCTCTTATTATTATACCACAATATTTTAGTATATTAATAACTATATCTGTTTGTTCAGCTATATCTAATTCAAAATCTACAGAGTTTGAACTATCATATAAGTATTGCCCTAGCGTACCAACGGTGAAAGACCAACTTGGTTGTGATGGTTTAAATAAACAGTTTATAGATAAACTATCTGGTTGTGGTGATACTTTTAATAGCAATTGATTAATAGTAGCTGGCGCTACAGGTGTTGTTGTAGTTGTTGTAAAACAAAGAGGATATTGCTTAGTAGGAGCCGTTAGCTTTGATCTAATTATTTTGTTGTAATCACTTTTACTTGCTAACTGTGTAATTGAATTATAGGTAGGATTATTAGTATAAGTAGAAGTTATATCTCCTAATTTAAAGACAGTTCCAGCTCCAGCATATATCCACCCAGAGTTTGCTACGTTATAAGTAAAGCTAGCTTCTTTTTCAAAAGGATATAATTTATAGCTTATATCTTTAAATATATTAAAAAACTCTGTATCGTTTTGAGAGTTGTTTTGATTCAAGCGATTAACTTGATTACCATCGGGAAAATATGATTGGAATATCTCGTCTTGCACCTGAGCTGCTAAACTGTTAAATTCAGCTGGTGTTATATAACCTCTTTGCTCTTTGTTTAGTACATACAAGACTGTTTGGTATACCGTGTTTATATTTACCGCCATTTTATATTTTTATTATAATACAACAGAGACCACGTAAGTGGTCCCTATCATATTAGTATTACTTGTTTTTATAGTTTTTTATCTATAGATTTATAGATTTCAACTCCTTCGTCTGTTTTCAAGAAAGCAGCGAATGCTGAGTATGGATTTTCATCAAAAGGTACGTTCATTAATTTTCTACCATTTGATCCCCATGTAAATGTTCTTTGGTCTGGAGATAAGTTAATTATACCAGCTTCAGCAGCTCTAATAGCTACGTTTCTTAATTGAACATTTTCATCATTAGCTAAACTAATAAATAGCTGTGGGTTATTTCTAGCAAACAAAAGGATATCTCTTTTAATTTCCTTAGAACTCATATTGTTTACTTTTGAACCAAGCTCAACTCTTAAAATAGCTTCTGATTGATCTATATCCATATTTCTTGCTGCATTTAAAGCATCGATTTGAAGATCTAAAATATCTAAATCATCTTCAGCTTCTTCAACAGCACTAAATTCTTCATACATTTTACCTTTTAAAGGGTGATATAAAGAAAGTAGTTTTTGTAGGTTTTGTTTTTCTTTTGGAACTTTTAAATCACCATCTCTAAATATAATGTGACCTAAAGTTGCTTCACCTTTTTGTTCATCTACAAGAGGTGAATCTTGATTAGTAGCATATCTAATTTCTCTTTGCTTACCTGTTTGTTCGTCAAAATACAATAAAGAGTGTTTTTTAGTATGTCTACTTGGTATTGTTAATGTCAATGGAGATTTATTATTTCTTAGATAATAAACTCTATCTTTAATTTCCCAACTAGGTTTAGCTGGTTTTACTTCTTGTTTTGGTGCAGTTTTAACTGCTACTTCTTGAGGTGCAACCTCAATATTTTCTGCTTGAGCTTTTTTAGCCATAATATAATAAAATTAAATAGTTATAAAAATAATACCCCGCCCGAAGACGGGGATATTATTAAGTTTGAATCGTTATTAGATTCCTTTGAAAAGTACAAAGTTGTTAGCAGCTTGAGTCACTAAACATCTTTCAGATAGGAAGTTTACTTCCATAGCATCTAGAGTTGAAGTGAAAGCTCCACCAGCAGAACCAGTCAACCAAGACTTCATACGACGATCATCAGCTTGAGAAGCTCTGTATCGTACGTGCAAGAAAGGTCTACGGATGTTAGTTCCTAATACTTGATCGTATACAGTTGATGTTCCAGCAGGTACTAATACACCTTCAATAGAATTGATTCCAGTGATAGCGCCACGAGTAGAAGCATCGTTTAAGTATTTCCAGTCAGTTTTGTAGAAATCGTAAGAACCTCTTCTGAAACCACTGAATCCTAAGTTCAATGCCATTTCTTCTGAGTTTTCAAATAATCCAAAAGCAGTACCACCTGCAGCACCACCAGAGATTGCAGCTAACATATCATCAAAATCAAGAGCAGTTTGTCTCTGTAAGAATAACATGTTTTCTTCAATAGCTCCTTGAGTATCTAAGTTTTTCAAGATATCGTCAAAAGCATCGATTCCAGCAGCAGCAGTAAATCCAACGTTTACATTACCTCTTTCTTCGATAGCAGCAAATAAACCTTGAGTACCAGGGATTAAAGCAGGAGTGTAAACACCACTAGCAGCAGCTAATCTCTCACCTTCTACCATAGACATTTCTAGGTAATCTTCAAAACGTAGTCTAGTTTCAGACTCAGCTTTTAAATACCATAAATATCCAGAAGTACCATCTTCAGTAGCAACTTCAACCCATCCAATTTGAGCCATATCAGAACCATTAACTACGTATTGGTTTCTAATAATGATTGGAGTATTTGAATATTGAGTAAGTTTTGGCTCTACGCTTTGTCTTACAGCATTTAAACCAGTACCTGCAGTGTTAGTTCCTTTTGCGTAAGCAGAACCGTAAACAAATACTTTTAATCCTGTAGCAGTAAATCCATTAGCAACAGTAAAAGCGTTACCATCGAAAGGAACTACTGTTATAGTACCAGCAACAGGTCCAGTAGTAGAACCAGGTACACTAGCAGAAACAATTGCTTTTCCTTCAGCTCCTGTAGCAGGATCTAAAACAACAACTGTATCATTTACAGAAATAACGTTAGTGATAGTAGCTTGTGTAGCACCAGGTGCAACAGTAAGAATTGTTCCAGCACCATTAGCAGAAACACCATCATACGCAATATGTAATCTATTTTGCTCAGACCAAATTACTTGATCAGATGTCATAGGCATTTCAGCGCCTACCATTCGTAAAAATCCAGATAACGTTCTGTTTCCATAACGCTCTACTTCTTGTTCGTAGATTTCTGGTAAGTATTGTTGGATAAAAGTATCCGTATTCCCAGCACCACCGTCATTAAACTTGATAAAGTTACTGTTTAATAACTCTTGGGTTTGAGATGGGACAATTGTTCCAAATTGAGGAGTTAAACTCATAATAAATAATTTTTAATTAGTTAAATTTTCGTGTTTTTATTTTTAATTTTGTAGAATCAGCGCCTGAAATTGCTTTAACTTTAAATCCACCGACAAACACATCTCCTTGAGTTGACCTAGCTTTAGTATCACTTAAGTTTTTTGATTTGTTTACAACGTCTTTAACAGCGTCAGCTTTTCCTTGCTCATAAAAATGAGCGGCAATTTTATCTACGTTTTCAGCTGCATACATAGCTTTGTGATAACCACTCGTATCACTAACATTACCATTTTTATCAAGGAACTTCCCAATTAGGTTGTTAATGTTTGATTGGTTTTCTGCAACTTTATCTTTGTTTTGAATATTATACTTGTATAACTTTTCACCAACTCTGATATCAAAACCTTTGAAATCATCGCTAAAAAGCTTTTGAGTATTTTCTTTAAACATTTTGTGTTGTTGCTCAGCTTGTTCTTGCTGCTTGTTGTATCTATTGAAAAAGTCCATAGCTTTTTGTTGGTCTTGAGTAACGCCGGGTCTCAACTTGATTTCGTCGTAATATTTACTCTTAGTTTCCTCTAAAAAGGTTTTGGCTTTTGCAACTTCTTCTTTGAATGCAAGTTTCTTTTTTCTTACATCTCTCTCTTCGTCGACGTCTTCATCAATAATGAAGTCTTCTAGTAAGAGTTCTATATCGTCACTTTCTAAGTACGGTTTATTTTTTTTGTAATATTCCTTAAGTAAGGTCACATCGTCGATGCTAGAATAATCAGCATTAAGTCTAGTGTAATCCTCTATTGTACCTCCAGTTTCTTCCATAAAAGCTACTAACTTTTCAATATTTTCAGGTAGCTTTTTTTCAACAACTTCTGGCTGTTTTGTTTCTTCAACTTTTACTTCTTGTTCTTCAATAAGTTCTATTGGAGATTCTACTTTTTCTTCGGTTGTCCGTACTTCTTCAACCACTGCTTCGCTGTCGCCACTGTCTTTGGGTTCTTCGACAACAACATCGCTATCATTTGTCTCTTGTGCTTGAATGGCATTTTCTTCTTCTTGTTTTGGAATTATTACTTTTTTAACCTCTGGTTCTAATTCAATCAAAGGTTCTTTAGGATTAATATTAACTTTAGTAATATTATCTTTAGTTTGGTTTAGTTTTTTAGGTGTTTTCTTTTTTGTTTTTAATTTAAACTCACCTTCCTGTTTAACAGGTTCATTTGTTTTTACTTCTGACATAATATAATATAATTAAATAATTAAATAGCGTTTACATAAACGCGCTTATCCCCATATTAGGATCTGATTCAAAGTCTATAGGTAAGCCATCGTTTTTTCTTTGACTTATCATTTCACTTTGTTGTGTTGCTTGTATTTTAGTTCTCTTATCTTTTCGATCTTCTATTTGAGCTTCTTTCTGCTGAGCCGCTTGAACTTCTAGTTGTTTTAACTGCATATTAAGCTTATGCTGCATTTGTAACTTTTGAGCATCTAACTCAGCTTGAACTTGCATTTTTTGTATCTCCATTTGAGTTCTAGCTTGCTCATATTGAACTTTAGATCCGCTAATAGCTTCTTGCTTTTGAACTTCAGCCATTGCTGTTTTTTCAGCTGTTTCAGCTTGAGCAGCAGCTTGAGCCTGTATGTTAGACTGTTGTATAGCCATATCTTCTTTTTGCTTTTTCTTACGCTTTATTTTAAGCATTTGATTAGCAAGTTTAAGATTTTTTATTTGTCTAATATCTATAGCGTCATCAAGATCTATTCCACCATTTTGTAAAGCTACTTGTATATTTTGCTCTAACTTAGCTTGTTCTTCTTCATCAGGCTCTAGTTCTAGAAATATACCAAAATCATGCAGATTTAAATCCGATACTTCCTCTAATGTTTTTACGTTAAAAGTAGATATAGAATTTTTAAGAGATTCAGCTGTCAATGGAAACTCTAGTGCATCTGCTATTTTTAAAGATATGTTTTCAGACACTTTAAGAGTTATATATAAACTAGACTGATTAATATGTTTAGTAGCTGTATTTGAAGCGCTAGCGGCTAGTTTCTGTAATCCTACAAGAGTGTTACGATCAGGAAGACTACCATCTCTAGCTTCATTAAGTCCTGTTACATCACGTATCATTTGTAAGTAATATTGATACGTAGTTATTAAACTTTGTATTTTAGCACCACCACTACTACTCTGTAGTTCTTGAATAGGTACTTTACCTCTGTTGACTTCACCGTCTTGAGTTAGTGATCTACCTACAATAGAACCAGTTTGGAAATACATATTAAGTGCCTCAGCTGGATTATAGTTAGTACCATTACCAAGGTCAACCTCAGCTAAGCCGTCCATATCTAAATATACACCATCTGGCACCATTCTAGATAATACTTGCTGTAGTTTTAAATGAGTTATTTGTATCATATCGGCAAAACCAATACACTTACTAACTAGTGAGTCAATTCTACCTTTATACATACGAGGTGCACATATACAATAATTCATTTCAACTTTAGTAGTATCAGCATATGGTCTTGACATATTTTCTGCTAATTCCCATTTAAGCATAGTATCAGTACCTAGTACTTTAGCACCACTATATAATACTTCTATAGACCTAGACACTCTTTCGAAATTATCACTTTCAGGTGGATTAAATGTATCAGGTTTTTCTATAGCTTTTTCTAAACCTTGATATGTCTGCTTAATTTTAAAAACTTGATTATGATAAGTTTTATAGTCAAAGTATAAAACCTGTACAGTGTTTTCATCATATCCACCCCAGCCAGTTATGTACTGTCTATTTCCAGGCATCTCCTGTATTTTCTTTAATTCATCTTCAGATATATCTGGAAACTCTTTTTTAAGTTCAGGTATAGTTATTGATTTTATTTCACCTACATAATATATATCTTGAAAATTAGGATCTTCTGTATATGAATAAACCATATAAGCTGGATCAACATAGTCTACCGTTATACCATTAGCTGTATTAAAACTTGTTTTAGCAGCAGCAATGCCACACACTGCTAAATCCATATTTAATCTTCTACGTATAAGATCATATTTGTTTTGAGCGAAAACAGTAGTAATAGCTTCTTCTTCTGCTATTTCAATAGATTGTTTATAGCCCAACTGCATATGTAGTTCTAACTCTTCTTCTGTTTCTGGTATTATATCAGGGTTTGGTGTTTGATATAAATCTATACCAAGAACATTTTTTATATTTTCTATATATTCTTTAGCTAGCATATCTTCATATATTTTACTAGCATAAGAAGTTCTTTTCTTAACCGAACTAGGATCTTGCGCGTAAGCTTTTATTTCGTAAGCTTTTTGAGATATACCATTTACTACTATATCTACAAACTTAGATAAAATAGGTACTGGCTTCCAGTCTAAATTTAAATAAGACAAATCACCGTTTATAGATAATTCATCTTTATATTTTTGTATAGGTTGTTCACCTCTAGCGTAAAGTCTTAAAGTGTTAAAGTTATTCCAGTTTGTTAAGTATCTGTTACCATTAACTCTACCGGATTTAAACCACTCAGTTTCAATAGCCATAGCAACTTGACTGCCATATTCCCAGCTTGCTTTTTCAGCATCACTTACTACTTGACTAGGAAAAGCGCTATTTGAGTTAGTATATATATTCATTTAACTTATTATTTTTGATGAAGTTCCCCTATTGTCATATCGTTTAATTCCTAAATCAACAGGTTGTAGTTTTATTTTATTTACAGGTGAATACCTATGTTTATTACATGCCATTAAAGCTAAACCAGAACTGATAGAAGCATCGTGACTTGTTCTGTTATTTATATTAAATTTAGCCCAATCTTCTAATGTTTTTTGAAAATACATATCACCATAACCAGATTCTTTTAATCCTACAAATGTTTCTATATATGTTTCTATAGCAGAAGCGTGAGCTTGTTTTATGTCTTCACTAGAGTTAGGTATACCACCTAATTCT